GAGACCCTTAGTTATATTTTGTGTATTAGTCTTGTCAGCTTGTTCGACCATAGAGAAGTCGGGAGCGGTTGACACATCTGCCATTCGCGTTCCATCTTCCCAATGTGGCCCGACACCATCAGCCAAGATAGAGCTAGAACGGCTGGGTGAGAAATTAAGAGCGTCCGCCTTGATGCAAATTACGCCAATCGAAACCGTCATAGTTTCGTTCTATAGCAGCCAGCAGGGGGATAGGGACTGGACGGTTCTGATTGATAGTAGAAGCGGTAGAAGTTGCATGATACTTTGGGGCAAACATTGGATGGCGGCAGGACAGGAGAGTTAGGGAACGATATGTTTATTTTCGCATTGATAATACCGTTGGTTTTTGGTGGCGCGTTTTATTCTGGGAACAAGGACTTTTTCGATACCGCTTCAAGGCAAATTGATGATGGGTATAACTGGCACTACGTTGGTTATAAGAAGGTTGATACGAAGGTGCCATCTTTACCGCTACAGGTTGATGGATATGAGCCTTATGTTCTGTGGAAGTTAAAGAAGGTTAGGTAATTGAAAATAATTCTTACCGGGTTGGTTATTCTGATGGTTTCTGGATGCGGTCTGCCGTTGACGTACTTGCGCTATGGATTTACGGCTTATGATACGCATCAAATTATCAATGATGATCCAACAATAACGGACGTTGCTCTAAGCAGGGCGACGGGCATGGACTGCAATATTGTTAATGCCTTAGAAGACAAAGAAGTGTGTTCCCGCAAGGTAGAATGAAATGACGGCAAACACCTTGATGCTCGGTGTAGTGGCTGTCATATGTGTGCTTGTTTTGAGTAGATGGTAATGATGATTAGCTATGACCATTGGTCAGAAGTACCCAGAACATGGTCGGCATGGCCTTGGCAATTCTTTTCGCCGAAGGAATGTGCTTGCCGTGGTACGGGAAAATTGTCGGTCAGTGGTGGACTTGTTGGCAAGCTTGATATTCTTCGCAGTCGTCTTAATTCTCCTCTTAATTTATCAAGTGTTTTTCGGACTGCCTACTTCAATTCTAAATGCGGTGGGGCGCCTCGGTCGATGCATCTATTCGGGCTTGCGGCGGATATTCAGATCGTTGGCAAAGACAAGAACTTAATTCTAGAACTTGCCAAGGACTTGGGTTTTACTGGTTTTGGATATTATAGGACGTTCTTACACGTTGATTTAGGTCGAAAACGTGAATGGGGCAAGGAGAAATGGGATGCTTGATTTACTAGGAACAGTGATGACTGGAGGTCTTTCCGGCCTCGTCGGGAGTCTTATAGGGAAGGCCTTCAGTTTCCTTGACGCATGGCAGGAGGAAAAGAAGGCAGGGGCGGATCACCAGCGGACGCTGGAGATGCTAAAATTGCAGGGCGAAATGAAGGCCGATGAGGCCGAGAACGAGATGCGGATCGCCAGTTACACGCATGATACCGGCATCGGCACCGCCTCGCTGTTTGTAATAAATTTTTTGCGGTTGGTCAGGCCGATTTTAACATTCACCCTCATCTGCCTCGTCGGAATTTTATATTTCCAATCCGATGCAGGGGGCAAGGCTACCATCGAGGCCAGCGTTATTTTCATGGCCTCAAGCGCAACTTTATGGTGGTTTGGAGAGAGAAGTCTCAGGAAAAAAACATAGGAGAAAACGATGAAAATTGTTCACGCCGTCAGAGACTTTGCCATCGATGTGCTAGGCAACCGCCCGTATATAAATGGGACGGTTTACGCGATCTTCTTCATGCTCGGCTACCTCGCCGCCGCCTAGCCCTCATCCATCAGCTCTGTTTTCTTGGTTGATGCCTCGGAGATGATGGCCTCGGTGATGTCACCCTCGCCAGCCTTCTTGAGGGCGTTGATGCTCGTCCGATTGGACTGAATGCGGTCATTGAGCTGGGCCACGCTCTCCGCTGACGAGATCGCCTTCTTCATAAACGCCACCCACGCCGACTTGTTCTTCAGGTTCTGGGTTACCCCGACATCGGTCACCACCTCCCAGATCGGTGGATCGCCGAGGAGGTCGGGCTGTACCTGATCGCGCTCCGGCATCACCGTGGCCTTGCCGTCGATGACCACGCCTCTATCTGGATCGATGTGCGCCGTCTGGCCCAGCTCCTCGTGGGCCTGATCCATCGTCGCCGCCAGTTGCATGACGTTGAGCGGCATGTGCCGGGCCAGTCTCCGCTTGGCCGTCTTCGCACACATGGCCGGGAAACCCACCCTCGGATCGTTCCAAGGGCTGTCCTTCTTCTTGGCCCCCGGCGACTTGGCCTTGACCGCCAGCAGATCATCGATGTCCAACAACTCAACGATGGGCGGCCTGTCCTTGCTGGTGGCTGTCGCGTAGGCGGCGATGATCCGCCGGTCGATGCCGCCGCCGAGCTTCGGCTTGTGGTGGATGAAGGCGTCGGTGCCGAGCTGATAGTCGTAGTCGTCGCCCTCTCGGATGACATCCCCGGTGATGGTGTAGCCCGCTCGGGCCGCCAGCGTGGCGTAGCCCTTGTATCCGATCACCGGCTGGGCCGTCGATCCGAAGGGGATGATGAACCCTTGGCCGGTGGCCCCGTCGATCTCCAGCCCCAGCGTGGCGAAGGTCAGGCATGCATTGAAGAGGGTCTGCCTGTTGCACTCCAACAGCTTGGGGTTCCTCTCGACACAGATGATTGCGGTCTGGGTCAGGCGATCCACCGGCATGATGCCGCCGAGAACGGCCTCGAAGCGGGGGGCCAGCGGCTTGAGCTGGTCCTCGAACACTGTCAGATCATTACGCATCGATGGGTGCCTCCTCGTTGACCTCGACCACGGGCTTCTCGGGTGCCGTGATCGAGAGTTTGGTGGTGATGGATGACTTGCGGATCGGGTTGCCGACCATGTCCTCGGTGACGAGCTTCGGCTTCGACGGCTTCGACTTCGACACGTTTATGTATATGTCGGCGGGGAGGGCGACGGTGTCGTTGTCCTTCGCCAGCCCCACGAGCTTGGTCTTCAGCTCCTTCTCCAGCTTGATGAACTGCGACTTCTGTCCTCGGCACCACTCGTACATTCGAGCCGTCTCGGCCAGCGCGATGTTGTCCTCGGTCGCCTCCTTCAAATCGAGGGTGGTGCGCTCAACCACAGGCCACTTGGCCGTGATCCATTCATATTCCAGCGGGTCACCGAAAGGGTCAAATTCTTCCGCCTCGTCAAAAGCTCTGGTCAGGAATTTTTGTCCGAGATTTTCTAAATTGGCCCACAAATTCTCGTCCGGCTTGCGCTCGAAGTAATGCATTTCACCGGCCAGCCATGCCGCGATGACACCCCAGCCATAAGGCTCGACGCCGTCGCCGACATACATTTGGATTTGGAGTTGGATTTCGTAATCGATGGGCGGCTTGTCGCCGCCGGACCACCGCTCCATCCACTGGCGGTAGTCGAAGACGACCTTGGTTTCGCAGGAGCCGAGGCCTCGGTCTGGGCATTGGATGGTGGCGTCACGGGTTGCACCGAAAATACCTCGGGTGACGTAGACATCGTCGGCGTTAGGCGTGATCTCCAGCCGGAGGTCTTCGGCGGCCTGTTCGAGGAGGAGGGGTTGCATCTTTAGTCCCCAGCTCATGCGCTCGTCGGCCTCGTCGGGCAGTTCGTTGCCTCGGAACCACTCCGAGAGTGTGAACAAAGTCTCCCACTTGCTCTCGCCCACCAGTGCCGCGCACTGGGTTGAGCTGATGGTCTTCCTCGTAGCGTCAGGCATTAGCCCTCCTCCATGAATTTTTTTGCATGCGCGACGATCTGAGGCCAGCTTCTCGACTGTGCCACAGGGTATCCTTGGCTATCATACATAAACCAAGAGCCGCTTGCATGCTGGGAAATGGTGGCGATGGTGTGGCCGTCTGTCTTTATGGCGAAGTCGCCCGGCCTTTCGGGGATTTTCATATAGCCTCCAGTCATGGGGTTGATCTTAAACTTTCCCAGATGTACTGTCCACAGGATTATCCACAGACTGGAGGGTAGTGATGACCAAAATTGTCACCATAAAATTTGATGATGATCTGCCAGAAGAAATCTGGTTCTTTGCTACCCAGCGAGGATGCCAATCGTTCTCAGCCGAGGTCAATCGGCTGGTGCGGCTGGGCTTGGAGGTTGAAGGGTTGAAGAAGCAGGGAAATGTCTGTATTATCGCAACCGCAACTTGACCTCCAGTCAGGCTGACGTTCTCTTCACCGGGAACGAGAAACCCCCCGGCAGGAATGTCGGGGGGTTTTGCCATCAGGCCTCGGGCCAGTTGATCTCGTCGGGCGGCGGCCCGTACTCCTCGTTGTACCACATCAGATATTCGATCCGGCGGGAGGCGTTTCTGATACCGGCCTCGATCTTCTTGATCATCGACAGGCTGGTGACGAGGATGACGGCGGCCTTGACCTGAGATAAGCCGAGCCGGTTCCGCCAGCTCTTGAACTGCTGTTTCTTGATTGTCATGTCAGCTCCTCCTCTATTCTGATCTTGAGCGCCTCGGTTGCCACCCTGCCGACCCCGACCAGCCTCGCGCCATCGGTGATGGGCTTGCCGGGTGTGCCGAGCGGATCGTGGACGATGTCGAGGATGTCCAGCAACGCCTTCCTGTATTTGTCGGAGTCGGCCCTGAAGATGTCGGAGAGGGCCGCCTTGTTGGCGATGGTAAGCGTGTCTTTGAGCCGTTCTAAAATGTCGGCCATCACAGGTACTCCCATTTCCCAGTGGTTTCGTTCTTGTACTTGATGCCGGTGCATCCGGCGTTGGGCATCCCGAAGTCATCGAGCGGCTCCAGCCCGGTGAAGTCGTCGCCAGCGATCTGGCCGGTGTAGTACAACTCGTTGTCGTCGTCGTACATCTTGAAGACCTTTTTTTGGGGATGCTTCAGGATTTGTTTCTTGGTCATCCTGATGCCCCTCGGACCTGTGACCCCCGCCTCGTTGTCGTATGTGGGGAGTTTGCCACGGGTCCAAAGATGGTCCTGAGTGATGATCCATGCGTAGGTCATGCCGCCTCCTCCAGTCTGGCGAGGATGGAGTTGACGGTGGACGGGTGCCACCGGCCCCCCCTCGCGGTCAGGACTTCAAGCTCGTTGAGCTGTCCGGCGATGTCCCTCAGTGTGATGGCCCCGGCGGCCTGAATGGTGCGGATGATCGGCCTTACCTTGTTGGCATGCCTCTCAGCCCGCTCTATGTTGCCTCTGACGCCCGCCTCAGAGGCCATACGCTGGCCTTGGAGACGGCTAGGGGCGGCGAATCCTAGTTTTACCCCACGCTCTCTGGCGGCCCTTAAAGCGGCCTGTGTGCGCTCTGAAATCTTGCGCCCCTCGTCCTCGTTGATGGCGGCCTCGATGTGGAGCCGGAACGGATCGGCGTTGGGCTGGTTGGCGACGATGAACGGGACGCCCGCCTCCATCAGGTTGGCAACGAAGGCGACCTTTCGGGCCAGCCGATCCAGCTTGGCGATGATCAGTGTGGAGCCGGTGGCCTTGCACTGGGCGAGGGCGGCGGCCAACTCGGGCCGGGAGTTAACCTTCCCGCTCTCGATCTCGGTGAACTGGGAGATGATCTCCCCCCGGCCATCGACGTATGCCTCGATCTCGGCCTGTTGTGCTTCGAGGCCCAGCCCCGACCGGCCCTGCCGGGCGGTCGAGACACGGTAGTAGGCGATGAACTTGGTCATGCTCCGGCCCTCCTCTCCGCTTCCTCGGCGGCCCGGCATTCCCGCTCGGCCTGTTCCGCCTCATCGAGGAGCTTCAGCATCTTCGGATCGGCGGCCTCGCGGTCGATGACCAGAACGATCTTCTCGCCCTTGCACTCCTCGCACCGGACATCGTAGTGACCGGCCATGTAGTCGGCCATGAACTCGGGATCGGACTGGCTCTCCTCCGACAGGCCGTTGCCGTCGATGGACGGGTTCACATGGGTGCCGGTGCCGTCGCATCGGTCGCACTTCTCGCGGGTTGCCGGGAACTCGACCTCGAACTCGTACTCCTCGTCCGGCCCGGCGTCCTCATCGATCAGGGTTCTGGTGATGTACGGCATTATGCTTGATCCTCCCTCACTGCGCCCAAGCCGAGGCGGATATCCTCGACTATCTTCTTGGCGGTCTTCAGGGAGATGTGGCCGATGAAGGTTGGCGAATAGCCGAGCTGTTTGAGGTAGCCCCGGTTCAGCTCGTCCTCGGACTTGGCCTTCGCCAGTCCGTTGGGGACAACTCCTTGAATGGGAACAAGGCGACTGGACCCCCCCGGCCTCGGTGTCGCGGGAAGGGCCGCCAGTCGGGCGGCGCCCACCTCTCGTGCCTTCTTGTTCTCCGGCGATCCAGCGCGGAGGAAGGCGGGGATGTACAGCAAGTCAGTCATTGGTGACCTCCATCTCGACGGTGATCCGCACCGGATCGTTGCTGTAGATATCGTTGGTCAGGACATCGACCAGTTTTGCGATGGCCTTGCCGTCGATGCAGAAGCCGTCGAAGATGAGGGTGCCAACGCAGTCGGTCGAGGGCTTGGACCCCTTGACCTGATTGTTCTCGAAGACATTGATTTTGAGGTTGGTGGTAAACATTATGCGGACCTCCAGTCCAAAAGTGTTTCAGATACAGTGGTGTGGTAGCGGCGGGCGATCTCCAGTGCCTCCTCCCGAGCTTCGGGGAGGCCGCGATGGAGGCCGCCCTTGTTGCCGTACTCCACCGAGTAGCTGTTGTAGCTACCGGCGGAATACTGCTGGACGAGGGTGACGGGCCGCCCCATCAGACCAGCTCCCTCTTTTCCTTGAGGGCTTTGATGCCAGCGTTGAGGGCATCGACGCCGTTGTTGCCGATGCCGAGCATCTGATGCTGGAGGACGAGGAAGTCGAGCGACTTGATCTGGCGGTCCAACTCGGCCCTCTCCAAGGCGTCCTCGTCCTCCCTCTCCTTGGCCTTGATCTCGGCCTTCTTCTCGGCCCTGTGGTAGTTTTCCCACGCCCGCTTCTCGTTGTGGAGGGTGTCGTAGCTTTCCCGAGCGGCGATCAGGGCGGCCCACTTCGAGCGGTGGCCCTTGCTGTGGAGGGTGGTATCGAGGCTCGGCTTGCTGTCCTCCCAGTGGGTGTCATTGATTGTCAGGGCGTGAACCCTCCAGTCCTTCTTGCCCCAGCCGTTGTCGAGCCGGATGTAGCCGACCACGTCTCCGAAGTCGTTCAGGATGACGGTGTTCGACTTCCAGTCCCGGTAGTCGCCCTTCTCCACCTTGACGCTCTCGCCGAGGAGGATGCGGGGGTTGACCATCGCCACGGCCTTCGCCTTGTCAACGATGTTGAGGCATTTGATGCAACCGGCGTTCTCGCCGGTCGGGGAGGACATATCGAAGTAATTGCCCCAAGCGGTTTCCTTGGCACCGCAAACGGCCACCATGCCGTCAAGCTTGGTGGACTTGAAGTGGTCGCGGATATGCTGATCGTCTCTACGCATTGTCTTCTCCAGTCAGTTCGATGTTGATGATGTGCGGACGGTTCACGGTGGTCTGCTTCTCCCCGTCCCTCTCGGAAAATTCCTTGATGGTTGCCTTCAGCTCCACGGTGTCGCCCTTCCCGGCATACACCTCGAAGTCGTCCGGCCCGGCGGTGTGGAGCGATCCCCAGAAGACGACCAGACCATCGTCGGTGTCGATCTTGGTCAGGGTCCAGCCGTTGCCCCTGAACCCGCCGGGGCCGGAGAACGTGTCCAGCACCACGCCCTTGATGACGAGGCGGTCGCCGACTTTCCCGGTGATATGGGAACTGGCGTCGATCCGCCGGGCCTTCTCCTCGGCCTCGGCCTTGTCACGGGCGATATCCTCGCGCACCGAGACGATCAACTCCAGACCGAAGGCGATCTGCCTCTCCGACAAGGAGCCACGCTGTTCGATGGTGCGGCAGAAGTCGGCGAGGATGTGGCTGTGGTCCTTCAGCTCGGCGATCCCGGCAACGAGGTCGGGATGCTCGGCCTTGAAGGCGTCGATGTTGGCGTCACGCCGGGCCTTGATCTTGGCCTCGCGCTTGGCGGCGGCCTTCTCCTTGGCCTCGTCCAGCTTGACGATCTTCTCGGCAGTGTAGACCTTGCGGTCGATCCAGCCCTTGTTGCCGGTGCCGCCGCAATTGTAGCAAGTCCAGCCGGTGCGCTTCCACTGGTCGGCGCCGCCAGCCCCGCCACAGCGATGACAGGTCGCCAACTCGGTGATCAGGCCACGGTCGCCCTTGATGCCGTGGACGCCCTTCACAGGCCGCTCACAGGCATGGTCGTGTCGGTGGTAGAATTTGGTCACTTGGCACCTCCAGTCACGGTGGACCCAGTATACTCGATAACGGTGGACAGGGTCAATTTATAATTCTCCAACTCGTCGGCCCAGCGCACATCGTGGGCCTCGGCCTCGTGGTACAGTTCACGAGGGGTGCCGATCCGAGGATCGCCGAAGCCGGGGGCGCCGGAGCGGGCCTTCGCCTCGACGCGATCCCTGAAGGCCGGGATAGGCTCGTTGTAGACCTTCCGCCGGTCGTTGTGGTTCATGCCGAGGTTGGTGCTGTCGGCACTGTCGAAGGGGAACTTGTTCATCTGACCGATGCCCCTCAACAGGTGGATTTGCGGTTTGACGTAGGCGGCGGCGACCTCGGGATCGGCCCAGTGCTTGTCGAGGGCGTCGAAGGCCTCCTTGACACGGGCCTCCCAGACCTTGCCACAGGCGGCCTTGTACTTGCCAGCCGAGCCGAAGGCGATGTGATGCCGGTCCTCGGCGATGTTCAGTAGATACCAGATCGGCTCGTCCATATGCCAAACGTAGACTGAGCGGTCGTCGGTGTAGAATATCGACTGCCGGGCCAACTCGTTGTTGTCCTCGACGGTGCCGCCGATCCGATCCGGCAGGATCACGAGGGCTTGCGGGCAACGATGCATGATGGCACCGGCCCAGTCCTCGAAACCCTCGACATAGGCCTCGTCCTCGAAGATGTCGGTCCCGGCCTTCCATGCCGAGAATGCGCCGTTGTCGAGCATGAAGACCTCGTCGCGGCCCACGTTTTCGATGATCCAGTCCACTTTCTTGCGGAGCCGATCAGCGTAGAAATAGCTGGCGAGGAACGAGCCACCGGCCAGATAGCTGATGACCGGCTGACCCTCCCACTCGCCATTGATGTCGAGGCCGTGGATTACCTTTTTGTCTGTCATTTTCATTGGTAGCCCTCCAGTGTTTGAACGGCGTCTTTGATGGCCTCATCGATGTCGTCGGCACAGGACAAGTCGGCGTGAGGAAAAGTGTAGTTATCTGTCCTGTCGTCAAAGCTCCACGCCCCAGCCCTGCACTTGTGGTTTGAGATGCGGATGTCCAGCTCATCACCGGACCCATAGCAACGGTACTCGGCGTCCCAGTCGCCGATGGCGACCGCGATGTAGACGGTGCCGGTGCGGGCAACGCTGAGATTTGCGATCTTCAAGCCAGCCACTTCGGCCTTCTTCACAAATTTCTTTGTCACGGCCTTGAGGGTTACCCGCTTCCAGCAGACAGGATTGATGTGATCATAGACGGTCATCTTTTTTCTCCAGTCAGTCGGTTACGGAAATGAATACGCCGTTCTCGAACTTGGCGTACAGGTTGAACTCCAACTCGTCGTAGCCCTCGGCCAGCAGGGCAATCGTCTCGTAGCTGTACACCCAGATGTCGAGGGTGCCAGACCAGTCCTTCGAGGGGAGTTTGAAGTCGGCCAGCCTCTCGCAGTTGTCGTAGAGGTCATCGCTGTTCAGCAGATCGTAGGTCAGGTCGGTGTCGCCGGGGCCGGACCCGAGTTCGCCCTTGAACCCGTCCTTGGCAATGCGGGTTGCCACATTGCAGACCACAAAGCGGTGGCCGTAGACCTCGCGGGCCTTGCGGTTGACCTTGGCCTTCCAACTCCTCTTGATGCGTTTGCGGTTCATCTCAATCTCCAGTCAGGTTGTCTGCCTCGTCAGAGCCGGGTGACGCCCGGCTGACGCCCCGAAGGGCGTTTCGGCTACTCGCTCAGTGCCTCGCCGGTCTTCAACTCGGCGCGGTTCAGCATCTCCTTGGTGATCCGCCTCGGGGAGCCGTTGGGCTTGGTGTTCTGGACGTAGCCCTTCCAGTGGGCGTTGATCCGTTTCAGGTCGCCGTCGTTGAGGACGCTGTGCTTGCCGTGCGCCCCGCCCCAGAAGTCGATGACGCCGTCGTCGCGGAGGTTGGCACCAATCAGGCCCACGGTTCCCGGCCCACGGCCACGGTACTCGACCAGCCGCCAGCTCGTGGAGGCCTTGATCACGCCGCCGTGCAACAGCTCGTTCTTAAAGCCCTCGGCGTCCCTCGTGAAGTAGAGGCCGCTCATGTACCTCTGCATCTGGGTGCGGCCATCGTAGGTGTCGCCGTCAACCACGATGCGGCGAACCGGCTTGTCCTTGTCCATGCCGAGCATGCAGATGCCGACGTTGGGGCTGATCTCGGTGGTCGATCCGAAGTCGTAATCCTTCGGCGCGGTGGTGAAGATGTTGGTCTGTGTCATATCTCTTTCTCCAGTCAGTTGCGGTTTGTCTCATCAGGCCGGTGGGAACCACCCAGTCCGGCGACCGCCCGAAGGCGGTTTCGACTAAGCCGCCTCCTCCAAGGTGACGGCCTTCTCGGGACCATCGATGATGTATCTGATGGCCTTGTTTGCCAGTGACGCCGCCTTGAAGATGGCATGCTTGTCTTTCTTGAGGCCTTCCAGCCAGCCCTCGATGTACTGGATGTGGTCCTCGCGAGGGCTGTCGGAGATGCCCACCTTTGAACAAAAGAAGGCGGCAGTCAGCTCGGCAACCAACTCCTCGAAGGCATAGGCACGGCACCCGAACCTGTTTTTCAGGTCGCGGTCGAGGCGGGACTTGTGGCCGGTCGAATGGCCGCACTCGTGGGCCAGCGTCGAGCAGAAGTCCTCTGGGGTCTTATAGGCCTCGCGGACGGGGCTGTTGACGGTGTCGTCTTGGGGGCTGTAGAAGGCCCGGTTGCCGCCAAGGTTGACCTTGATGCCCTCTACCGAGGTGTAGTTCCAGATGGCGGCCTCGGCCTTCTCCAGACGCTCGGCTGGCTCCGGTGCATTCTCGGTGCGCTTGGCGACATAGGCGTCGAGGTCGAAGCCGTCCACCTGAGAGACGCTGAAGACCGTGAAGGTTTTTATCAGCGGGATGGTGTCCTCCTTGCCGGTGTCCTTGTCCTTAACGCGAAGGAATTTCCAGAAGACGATCCGTGTCCCCTTCTCGCCGGACCTAACCTGACAGCCTTCCTTCCCCCAGCGGTTGTAGGTTCCCCAAAGGGAGACGTTGTGGCCGTCGATGCCCAACAACAGGACGTTGATGCCGTTGTAGGCCTTGCCGTCGAGATTGTGTGGCGTGGCGAGATCGTCGCCAGTTGCGATAAAGCGCCACGGCCTCTTCCAAGAGCCGTTTTTGCCGTCTTCTAGCGCCTTGATGATACGGTCGGTAACGTCTTGATAAATATCAATCTTTTTATTCTTAGCCATTCTATTCTCCAGTCAGGTCGAATTTGGCTTCCCACTCGCGGATCGAGAGGGCTTTGCCGTTGATCTTGAGGCCGCCGAAGAGGCGACCGCCTTTGGCCCAGCTATCTTCCTTCCACTGGCCGACCGGCGCACGTTGGCTCTTGCCTCGGAGCTGACGCCCGCCGTCGATCCATGCCTGATGCTTGGCCGGTGAGGTGGCGCGGTAGTTGTCCTCGATCTTTTTGACCTCGGCCCACAGGGCCGGGTGGTTGCGGTACAGGTTCTCGATCTCGTGCCGCTTGAAAAACGGGCAGAAGTAGCAGGAGGACTTGGACACCGGCACTCCCCAGTCGAGGTCGATGAGGAGTTGCTGGCATGCGGCCCGATCCAGCCCAAGCTCTTGAAGAGGGAAGGTGGACTGGTGCCGCTCGGTGGACCCAGTGCTGAACGTCCTGCTCTTCTCGTTGGCCTCGATGCCGATGGCCCAGTAGACGGTGCCGGTGTAGTTCGCGGCGGCCCATTTATGCTGGACGGTCTTCTTGTACTTCACCGAGCATGTGTGGCCGCCGCCCGGCAGGAGCGGCACGGTGCCAGTCCGGTCGAGCTGGTCGCGGAGGGTGTCGGTGCCGTGCTTGACGACCTCGAAGCGGAGGCCTTGGGCCTCGCACCGGCCCTTGGCATACTCGACGTTGGTGTAGGTCGAGGGAAACTCCGATCCGACATCGGCGAAGGTCACGGCATCGACCGGCGGGAACTTCCGATCCAACTCGTCGCGGCTGATGCCCAGTCGGGCCGCCGCCACATTCCGGTTCAGGTTGATCGCCAGAAGAGCGGTGCTATCGACGCCGCCGCCGAAGGAGAGGATGCGGGTCATTATTCGGTCACCTCTTGCTTGGCCGCCACAAACAGCGGGATGATGACGAGGGCGGCGAGGCAACCGGCGAAGGTGCCGATGGCGAAGCCCAGATCGATGGGCAATCCGCCCAACAGATCGGAGACGGCGTTGCCGCAACCGGCCCCGATCACAGCGCCCAGTCCAACGGTCTTGAACGGCAGGAACCGCTCGACCTCAAGGCCGGTGAAAGCGCCGACGATCAGGACGGCGTTGTCGATCACGCCGAAAATGGTGCCGTCGAGAAAAGTGTCGGTCATCGTTAGACCTCCAAGTCCCAGAGGGCCATCAGGACCAAGCCTGTCGCGAGGGTTACGGCGAGGGCCGTTTCGAGGCTGGTTGCATTTGGATCGCAGACGGCAAACAGGCCAGCGAGGCCACAGAAGTACTTTTTCATGGTGGTGGTCATTTATATGGTCTCCTTGTTCAGGCCGCCAACGGCGCGGTCGATGGTCAGTTGGTCTGGGCCGGTGGTGATGATCTTGGTCTTCGTATCGGCGTAGCTGTCTTCGATCTCTTGCTTCACCACATCACGGTCGTAGTCGCCGAAGGCGTTGACCCAGCGGTCATCTTCGAGGACGAGGAGGGTGTAGTAGTTGGTCACTTTGGTCATTTTGTCTTCTCCAGTCAGTGGCCCATCGGGGCCGGTTCGTTTCCAAGTTCGCAAGGGCGAACTTAATCTCAAAAGGACACACAGTCAACCCCTCCTAGTCGCATTTCTTCCCAGTCGCATTTCCAAATAGCCGGGACACGTTGTGAACCAACGCTTTCAGCTCCCAAAAAAATATTTGAATTGGACCCCAGATCGGCGTAAAAATGGCAATGGTCTGGAGGATCAGTTGGATGCAAACCCCAAAATGAATGGAACAGCGTACCGATTTCAATCGGGTTTCCACTTATACCTTGAGAGGTTCGAGAAGAGTTGCGACAGGGCTGGCATGTCCGACGCAGAGCGGATGGGCTACATCCGTATTCTGGGTCAGCTTTACTCCACAGGCGGCTACCTTTCTACTGTGGACGAGCTTCGCACCAGCGCAAAAATTTCACCTCATCTCTGGAAAAAATTTGAGCCGAAGATCACAAATCTTCTGACCCTCGAACCCGCTGGCTGGACCCACCCAGTCGTCCTCGAAACCCTCCAGCGTTCCCAGCGTATCAGCGAGGAGCGATCCGCCGCCGCCCACCGCCGATGGGATAAAGAGAAGAAGAAGTAGATGCAATTGCACCACCGGCCAGCATGCAATTGGAATGCAAATGCAATGCATCCCTATCCTATACCTAGACTAGCCTTTAAAGGTAGTACGGTGGAAAGCGGGGATAACTTCTAGACCTCGTCTCACACAACCGCCCAGCATGGTCGGCTTCGCCTCCCCAACAACAGCAGAAAAGGATGATCAAATGATCCTAAGAACCATCGCCATCATCTCCCTCTCTCTTCTTGCCAGTCCAGCCCAAGCCGATCCGATATCGCTCTATAGCTTCGAGGCCTCGCCCTCCTCCAGCATCTCGGCCCCATCATTCGGCTGGGAGCCAGCAACCATCTCTCCAGCACCCAGCTACATCGCCCAGCCTGATCGCCCGCTCCTTGTTCTTGAAGGCCAGTCCATCGAGCGTCTTCCCCTCCTCCTCCCTCCTCGCCTTCTCCAACTCCCTCGCCCTGCATCCCGACCTTTGCTGAACCCTCAATAACCAAGGACGGTGCAGACAGGGAAGAGATGAGATGCGTGGAATACATGCGACCAGCCTTGCGCGATAGCAGACTTCGAGGCCGCCGATCCTGTACACAGACCCGTCGTTGGTTGGGTGAATGTACGGCTCCCAGCCGCCCTGCCCCACAGCGCGAGGACTGGGCCGCCTTCGAGGCCTCAGACCACAGAAGAAAAGAACGCGACGACCGAAGGTCGTGGCGCGCGACCCCCCCCCGCGCTTCGCGAGGCCGGGGGTGGACCATTTTCCAAACCCCGCACATTTTCCCCCCAAAAAACCATGATTAGGACAAGGTGAACTTATGAGTAAGGTAGAACCAGAGGAGAGGATTGGGGTGATCAGGGAGTGGTGTGAGGCTCAGAGGCAGTGGGATTGGGAAATCCACGACAAGGGGAGGCCGCCGCCAAATTCTGGGGCTGGGTATCCGAGGATGGTCACGAGGGCGAGGCTTTATTTCGCGGGCCGGGCCTTATATGAGTTGGCTGGGGTGGAGCCGGACAAGGATAGCCTATACGCCAAAAACCGTTACAACGAGAGGTCGGATGTGTTAGAGCTTTTATCAGAGGAACTTGACAGGAGAAAACCACATGGACGCGAAGCGAAGTGATGAATTGCTGGCTGGATCGGTCAGCGACACCGAGGCTCAAGGCTGGGCTTTATTTTCGATCCTTTACCAATTGGAGCAGATCAACGCCAAACTGGAGATCATCGCGGGCCAGAGCCAGCCGATGACGGCTCCACCGCCGACGATCAAGGGTTGGGAACAGCCGGGTCCGATAGAGGATCAGGGCGACGACGTGGATATAGACGATGATACGCCGCCTGACGGGCCGCAGGATAGCCCCGAGCTGGCCCACGATCCAGACACCGGCCAGTTCGTATCCGACGATCCAGACACGCCTGAGAACGAGCATTACGAGGAGCCGGACGAGAAGGAGCCGGGGGTGGCATCGTGAGCCTCGTCATGCTGTTTGTCCTGTGCGAGGACGGCGAGAAGCTCCGCACCATCGAGAAAATGTCCAACTGGCCCGAGGACGCACTGTTCTGCAAGGACGCCCTCCGCGACGACACCATGCGCTTTAACCAACAGGCGATGAAGCGGATTGGTCAGGCGGCGGGCGTGGCGATGTGCCGGGGGGCGAAGGCCCAAAGGAAGAGACGACAGGCGACAGGAGGCGGGGGGGTTGCGCCGTTTGAGGAAACCACCGGCCCCCTCCCTCCATTAACATCGAACTGACTGGAACGGACAGAGAAGGAAATGAAGCGGTGGTAAAATTCATCCTCTTCATGCTCGTCCTTCAGACCGGCTGGCAGATCGTTCCCATCGAGGGTAATCCATACGACAGCCTGATGGATTGCCGGGCGATGGGCGAGACTCTCAAGAAAAATAAGGTTTTCATTTGGCCCGGCGGCGTCAGGGCGACCGAGTACGCATGTCAAAAACTGATAAGGGGGAAAGATGCAGGAAAAGATTAACCAGCCGGACGATCCCGGCCCCGATGTTCTGGAGGCGATCAGGACCAGCCAGATGCAGTACAAGACCCGCTGGAACGTCTACCACACCCTCCTCGTGGTCGGCGTCTGGGGCATCTGGCTCTGCACCATGTACGCCCTCAAGCACGGCTGGGGGGGTTAATGAAGAAAGCCCCTGAATTTGAGTGGGACCGGAGGGAGAAATTCTGTCAGATCATCGCCCTCACCGGCAACGTCTCCGAGGCATGCCGTCAGGTGAATATTGTCAGATCGACGGCCTACGTTACCCGCAAGAAGGACAAGGTCTTCGCCGACCTCTGGGACGAGGCCGAGGAGACGGCGGCGGATACCGTCGAGGCCGAGATGTGGCGCAGGGGCGTCGATGGGGTGGACCGGCCCGTCGTCTATCAGGGCGAGATCAGGCCGATGCTCGATGCCAACGGCGAGAAGATGCTGGGCGAGGACGGAATGCCGATCCCGCTGACCATCAAGGAGTTCTCGGACCCGCTCCTGATCCAGATGGCGAAGGCGAAGCGGCCCGAGAAGTTCAACGAGCGTCTTCAGGTCGAGGGCGTCGGCGGCGGCAACCTGATTGTCGAGCATGTGATCTCGCTGAAGCGCAGGACGCCCGAGATGGGTAAGGAGAAGTTGGAGGATGTCACAACAATTGATCACGAACCAGATGGTGATGAACCACGACAGATCGGAGAAGTTGGGGGAGATCATCGAGAGCCAGCGGAAAGAGTTGAAGAGATTGAGGACGATAATTCTCCAGAAGCTCGGGCCAGAAGCCTTGGATTCAAAGGATGACCCATAATATTGACCTACCGCCCCCTCCCAGCACCAACCACCTATATGCCCACCACGGTTCTCACCGCTACAAATCCCCCCAGTACAAGCGGTGGCTCAAGGATGTGGGCTACTTCCTCAACCTCGCCCCCTCTCTGGACGGTAAGCCGTACAAGGTCAAAATTCTGGCTAATGTTGACCGGAAGCGTGACATCGATAACCTCGTCAAGCCGATATTGGATGCGATGGTTCGCTCCCAAGTGGTTCCAGATGATCGCTGGTGCGATTACGTCGAGGTGGAGCGGTCGTTGGCTCCTGATAAAAATATGGTGAGGGTGACATGGGAAAAATTCTGAAATTTCCGAAGAGGCCTTTTAAGCCGCCGGTCGGCGTCCTGCACGGGGGCGGACTTAAACTTGTCTACGAGTTCGAGAACGATATGGCGGCGAAGACCGCGATCATGGCCTTCCAGCTCCACAACAACATCATGCTGTTTTTCAGTCACATCGACCAACTCAAAGACAGCGGCAGTATTTCAAAGGACGACGCCGCCTACATCGAGAGCGTGGCCTATCTCGGCCTCGAACCCGAGGAGGTTGAACCCGGTGCGTAACACTGCTCAACTCGAATATGAACCGATGGGCGACACACTGGTGGACTTCCACCTGTGCGACGACCGCATGCGCTTCCTGATGGGTCCGATTGGATCGGCCAAGACTACGGCGGCGGTTATGGAAATCTACATCCGCGCCGTTCAGCAGGAACCAGCCCATGACGGCATCCGCTATTCGAGGTGGCTGGTGATCCGCTCGACCTACCCCGAGTTGGAGACGACGACGATCAAGAGCTGGCACGAGATATTCGGCGATAAATTCGGCCAGATGCGGTGGGGCCACCCGCCGGACCACAATATGAAATTCGGGTTGCCGGACGGGACCACGGTCCATTGCGAGGTGATCTTCATGGCCCTCGACGGCCCAAATGTGGAGGACGCCCTCAGAGGCATGTTGCTCACCGGGTGCTGGGTCAACGAGATCAACGAGGTCCGCTGGCCCATCGTCAGGATGGCGAGGTCGCGTTGCGGGCGCTTTCCATCCATGAAGGACGGCGGGCCGACATGGTACGGACTCTTTGCCGACACCAACATGCCGGACGAGGATCATTGGCTTTATGAACGGGCCGAGGAGGAGAAGCCGGAGGGCTGGTCGTTTTTCAAACAGCCCGGCGGCGTCATAAAGGTGGGTGACCTCTGGAAGTTAAACCCGAGGGCCGAGAACCTTGAGAACCTCCCAGAGAGCTACTACCTCGACCAGATACCGGGCAACAAGGAGGACTGGATCAAGGTCTTCCTCGGGGCCGAGTACGGGTTCGTTCAGGACGGCAAGCCGGTCTACACCGAATACAACGACAGCGTCCACTGTATCGATATCGATCCGATCCCCAACATCTCCATCGAGGTCGGGGCCGACTTCGGCCTGACCCCGGCGGCGGTGATCGGACAGGAGGCACCCAACGGCCAGATCAGGTGGCTGGACGAGTTGATCATGGAAGATGCCGGGGCGCAGAGGTTCGCCGAGGCATTGGTCGGGAAGCTGAACCGCGACTGGAACGACTACGAGATCAGCGGCATGCACGGCGATCCCGCCGGTTCGCAACGTGCGCCGACCGACGAGCAAACCGTCTTCGACATCCTCCGCGCCAACGGCCTCCCCTTCACCCCGACCGAGACAAATCTCTTTACCCCCAGACGCGAAGCCGTCGCCGTCCCCCTTGGGCGGCTGATAGACGGCGATCCCGGCCTCGTGATCTCGCCCAACTGCCGCAAGCTCCGCAAGGCGATGGCGGGCGGATACTGCTTCCGGCGGATGCGGATCGCGGGCGACGAGCGGTACACCGAGAAGCCGGACAAGAACCACTACTCCCATGTTGCCGAAGCGGGCCAGTATCTCAACCTCGGCTACGGCAAGGGCGAGATGCTGGTGAAGACAACGCCGAAAACCGGATATGCCAATGCCGCCAACCAACCGACCGCCGACATGGTTCGACCGGCATGAGCTTGCCCTTGTACGATGTGCCTATCAATTTCATCGACACCCTCGATCCGAAGGACATCGACCGGCTTTACAAGATCACCCTGATGGCCTACCGGCGACAGCATCCCGGCAAACTGGACCCCAGTCCGCTGGTGATCAGGGGCATGATCAACGAATGCGGCCACAAGGCCTCCCTCGAACTCCTCAAGCAAGCAGTTGACCAAAAGATCATCGACTGATTAGACTTCGGCATGGGCTTTTCAGGAATGACATTCAGAAGCCAGAAGACTGGTGGGTTGGCGACGAGGGCTGAACTGGAAGCCAGTAGTGCCGCTACCGCCGGAGGGGGGTTCCTCGGCAACCTCTTTAGGGTGGCCCTACAGCAACAGATTGCCCGAGGCGATTTTGTCCCGGCACCCGATGCCGCCGTGGCCGCCCCCGAACCTACCGCCGCCGTGGCCGCCGCCGCTCCAGCAGAACCGCCGCCCGATCCCACCGGCCCGGTCGTGAAGACCAAAGGCTCAAGTGCCAAGTCCGGCGGGAGGAAAGCGCGAGGCCCAGTCTCCCTCCGGCCCAGACTGGGAGCGCCGGAAAGCATCCCAATGAGTCGTGAGGAAACCGGCCTCGGCACATGATGTTGGGGTTTGTTGACCATCTTCCACAACAATGCGTATACTTCGCCCCTGAACTTGAAGAAGGAGATTTTTCATGGGTGGAGGAAATAGACCCGCACCGCCGCCGCCGCCCCCGCCGCCGCCGCCAGAAACACCGGCACTACCGGCGCCCGATACCGCCGGGCTTGTAGACGCCGTTGCCGCCGCCAACGCGAAACGTCGGCGAAGGGGCAGAGGCTCCATCATCACATCAGGCCTCGGGACGGCGGCGACAGCCGTCACCCAGTCGCCAACCCTCGGAGTCGGCGGCGAAACGCTGGGAGGATAGGAAGTGGGATTTCTAAGCCCGCCATCACCACCCCCGGCGGCAGTAGCGGCCCCCCTGCCCCCACCGCCCACCCGTGACGATCCGGCGGTCGAGGCCCAGCGCAAGGCCGTTGCGCTTGCCGAGAAAAGACGCAAGGGCCGCCGCGCCTCCGTTCTCACCTCTACCGGCGGGACGACCGGCTTGATCCAGACGCAGGAAGTGGCGGCGACACCAGACACGTTAGGAAGCTAAATGGCACAAAATCAGACAGTCCTCGGCAACATGTCGGACCATCCAGAGGCTATTGATGTCAAATCGACGGCGGCGACGGCGACAATGGTCAACGGCAAATGCCGCTTGATGACCATCACCCAGACCTCTGCTGGCACCGCCGGTACGGTCATTTGGCGCGATGGCGGCCCCGGCGGCACCACCCTCTTCACCACCTATAGCGCGACAAACAGCCAGAACAACATCGCGTTCCCGTTCCCCGGCAAGGAGTTCGAGAACGACCTCCACGTCACCTTCGCCAATGTCACCGGCCTGACCATCAGCTATCATTAGGAGGCCCCGATGCCAAAACACGTTAAGATGGCTACCCTTAAATCCGTTTCCAAGGGGCCAAGGCCAACCCGCCGGGGGGCATCGAAGAAACGCGGAAGCAGGGCCAAGAGCCGCAAGAAGAAGTAATGGTCGTCAGGCGCACCAAGGGCGGCTACAAACTCGTATCGAAGAAAGGCCGCAATCTCGGCACGGCCAAGACCAAGGCCGGGATCAGGAAGCGGGAACGGCAAGTCCAGTTCTTCAAGCACAAAGGTAAACGTGGTGGCAAAAAGCGTTGAGATCAGAGAGATCACCAACGGCTTCATCATTCGGACGGCTACCGAAACGGAGCATCCCGATGGCCGACTAGGGTGCGATGTCACTGAGGAGTTTTCTCCAACAAATCCGCTGAAAGAGCGTGGCCCATCCGTAGTCGGGGCCAAGGAACCCATCGTCGGACCTCCCCCCAACAGGATGGCGGCAATCGTAAATGACTGACACGGCATTCAAACGCATTCACGACCGCTTCGAGAAACTCTCGTCTAGCCGGGGCGTGTGGGACGACCACTGGCAACGTCTGGGAGAGTTGATGCTTCCCAAGCGGGCCGACTTCACCGTCAGGGAGGCGAAGGGATCGAGGCGTCAGGGCGGCATCGTCCGCTACGACGGCACTCCCATCCTTGCGGCAAGGAACCTCGCCTCTGCCATCGACGGCCTCCTCAAGCCGAAGACCGAGCGGTGGTTCGCCATCAAGGCGGAAGACCCCGAGTTGAACGATCTGGACGAGGTCAAGCTGTGGTTGGAGGATGCAGAGGACCGGATGATTGCCGCCCTCTACAACCGCCGCGCCCGCTTCCTTCAGGCGACCGGCGAGGTCGATCTCGATCTCGTGGTCTTCGGGACCGCCGTCCTCTTCACCGGCATCAGCCACACCTTCGACAAACTCCTGTTCCGATCCTTCCACCTCAAGAACACCTACATCCAGCGCAACAACGAGGGCGATGTGGACGCCATCTATATCCGCGACATGAAGACCGCCCGTCAGGCCACTCAGGAATTTGGCAGTCACGTCGGCGATCTGGTCAAGGAGGCGATGGAGAAAGGCAAGGGCGAGGACGAGTTCGAGTTTGTCTGGGCCGTCGCCCCGCGATCCGACCGCGATGCGCGGAGGATCGACAACCGAAACTTCGCGTGGTCGTCCGAGTGGATCGATGTAAAGGGCGAGAAGCGGGTCAGCGAAAGCGGCTTCAAACGCTTCCCGTTTCAGGTGCCGACATGGGACAACGCGGCAGATGAAATTTACGGCAGATCGCCGGGAATGGTAGCTTTAGCGGACTCAAATACCGTTAATTCACAGGCGAGGACGATCCTCCGAGCTGGCGAGAAGGTCACCGATCCGCCGCTCCTCGTCGCCAACGACAGCATTATGGGCCGGGTCAAGATGTTCGCCGGGGGGATCAACTACTTCGACGCCGACGCCGCCCGGCGACTGGGCCGCATTCCCCTTGAAGCCCTCAAGACCGGCGGCCAAATCCCCATCGGGCGGGAAATGCAGAACGACACCCGAGAACAAATCTGGCAAGCCTTCTTCCGAAATATCCTGCAATTACCAATAGACAGGCCTCAAATGACGGCTACGGAAGTGCTTGAAAGAAAAGAAGAGTTTATCCGCACGATTGGCCCCGTCTTCGGTCGGCTTGAGAGCGACTACACCGGAGCCATCATCGATGAGGTCTTCGCCATCATGGCCGAATTGAAGTCCTTCCGAGAAGCACCGGACATTCTCAAGGGCAAGGATGTGCGCTTCGAGTACACCAGCCCGGTGCAGAGGGCGAGAGAGCAAATTCAGGCCGCCGCCGCCGCCAGATCGGCAGAGGTTCTCCAGCCCTATGTCATCGCCGATCCGACCGTCATGGACAACTTCGACGGCGACCAGATCAGCCGCGATGTGGGTGTGGCGTCCGGCATGCCGTCCAAATGGCTGGTGCCGGTCGATGTCAGGGACCGCAAGAGACAGGAACGCAACCAGCAGATCGCCGAACAACAGCAGAAGGAAGAGGCCTTGATGGCGGTTGACGCCGGATCGAAGGTGGCTCAATCCGGCCTAATCGAACAGATTAGCGATCTAGGCCAGCCCACCGGCCCGCCCGCTCCCGGCACACCTGAAGGTGCGGCGACCGGCGGCCTCTAATGTTTATTAACGGATTTACTTTCTGGGGCTTGCGAAAGTCCAACCCCTTGCCCCCTCCCGACATCATGGCCTTCATGGAGTTTATCCGGCGGGGCCGGTTCCCAGACGAGTACACCGCCGACGAGCGGTATGCCGACTTTCGCCGGGTGTTCATGTCGGACCCGGTGGGGCAGAGGGTTCTTTATCAGATATTCGACTGGGCTGGCTTGTTTGCCACGACCCCAGACGAGGTGACCGGCGACTACATCCTCCGCGTCGAAGGACGGCGGGAAGTGGCGGCGGCAATCATGGCGGCACTGAACGCGGAAATCGCATTGTTCAGCCCGCACTCTGAACCCGAGGAAAATAAACCAACAGGAGAGAGTGATGGCTGAACAAGAGGCTGGTGCTGAAGGCACCGAAGACTGGCCGCTGATAAGCGGGCAGTCTACGGAAGGCGAGAAAACCGAAGAAACCAAAGAGCCGGTCGGCGACGATAAGTCAGCGGAGCCGGTTGTCATCGATGGCGCACCGGAATGGCTGGGCGGGCCGGTCTACGATAAGGAGGTCGCCGAGCTTGCGGCCCGGTACGACGGCCCCATCGAATTGGCGAAGGCCGGTGTCGAGGCCCGCAAGATAATCGCGCAGGGTGTCCCGAAGCTGGCCGACGAACCCACCGAGGACCAACTCGGCGAATACCGCAAGGCGATGGGCATTCCCTCCGAGGCGACCGGCTACGAGTTGAAGCCCGGCGAGGGAATCACCCCCGATGAGAACTTCGTCGCCACCATGCAGAATACCTTCCACCGGGCCAATTTGACCCCGAGACAGGCGGCGGTCCTGAACGAGGACTGGAACAAGCTCGAAGAGGGGGCCGAGGCGGCGACCAAGAAGATGGACGACGACTTCGCCGCCGATACTGACAAGAAGCTCCGAGAGCGGTGGGGGGTAAACTACGACAACTACAAGGCCGCCGCGATCCAGTTCGCCAACAACGAAGAAATCTGGGGCGAGTTCATGGAGGAGGCCAAGAGCATCGAGCTTGCCAATGGCCGCTTCCTGATGGATCACCCGGTGATGCTGTTCGCCATGTCGCGGGCCGGTCGCCGGATAATCGCCGATCCATTGAGGACCGGCATGAATGAGAAACAGGTCGGTAGTCTTGAAGGAGAGTTGGAAGACCTGATGAAATTGGCCGAGGGACCGGACGCCCAGACCAAGTACTGGGGCGACCAGAAAGTTCTCGACCGCGTGGCGGAAATCAATGAAGTCCTCCACGGCACAGAGCCTATCGTAGGCGAAGATCAAAGGAGAGTATGATGGCGGCAAAGAAACCAGCGGCGGGCCAGATATGGTCCAATGCGGATGGCTCAGATCGGGTCAAAATCCTGAAGGTGAACAAGACCTCTTTCAAGGTCCGTAAACCTGACGGGAAGACCTCGACGATCAAGAGCCTTGCCAAACGTGTCTATATCAAGGGCTAAAAAAACTTGACCAGACAATATCTGGTAGTGCAGGGTGGCAATCGTAACACAGCGGCCACCCGCACTCCGCGCCCCGCTCGACTTACTAGTTAGAGCCGGAAGCCCCGATATAGGGGGAGAGGCGGCCCCGAAAGGCCACCCCGCCAAACCACCAAAACATCGGCCACCCTGCCAGTTCTGCGCTGAACCCTTTAATGCAACAACGGTTTGGAGCATGAACCATGTCAACTTCGGTAGACACAAGTTTTGTGAGGCAGTACGAGCGCGAGGTTAAGGCCGCGTTTCAACGCCGCACCTCAAAACTGATCAATACGGTTCGCCGTAAGCCGAATGTGACCGGATCATCTACGACCTTCCAAAAGATTGGTAAAGGCGTTGCGACGACCAAATCTCGCCACGGCCTGATAACCCCCATGAACCAGAGTCACACTGCGATCCAGTGTACGCTTTCTGATTTTTATGCGGGAGATTATGTCGATAAGCTAGATGAGGCCAAGGTCAACCACGATGAGCGCAGGGTCATCGCCGAAGGCGGTGCCGCCGCGCTGGCGCGGAAGATTGACGAGCAACTCTCTACCACTCTCGACACAACTTCTAATGAGGTCGCCCATTCTTCGGCGGCTCTCGCCAAGGGCAAAATCCAGACGGCAGTGGAAACCCTCGGCGACAACGATGTGTTCGAGGAAGGTAAGATGTGGGCCACACTCGGCTGGAATGCTTGGAACGATATGCTGAACATCTCTGAGTTCGCCAATTCCGACTTTGTCGGAAACATGCACCCGTGGCTTGACGGGACCGAGGCGAAGCGGTGGATGGGCATCACATGGGTTCCCAGCTCGGTGACCAATTTCGTCAAATCGGGATCGACTTTCCTCTCGTTTATTTACCATGAGGATACTATGGGGTATGGAAATGCCCCCGGCATCACCGCCGATATCACATGGGTAGGGGAACGTGCGGCCCATTTCATCAACCACGCCATGTCAGGCGGCTCGTGCATGATCGATGATCAAGGCGTCATCGAAGTCCAGCACCAGTAGAAGGGGGAAGTAGAGATGGCATATGATATTTCAAACCTTGCCCTGATCGCTCATGGCAACAACAACAAGGTCTATCGGTACACGACCACCGCCGACACGTTGGCGACGGTCTTGGCGTCCGGCTACTTCGGGAAAGATAGCACCACTCTTCAGCAGTCCTCGGACATGCTGGACGGCGGTGATATCCTCTTCGTCAGCGCCTCCGATGGCCTCGCGAACCTCCGCGTCGATAGCGTCTCGGGAACGACCGTTACCACCGAGATGGGGTCTGGGGAAACCCAGTGGATAGTAACCGACATCGAGAACCTTTTTGTGGCCGCCGCGAAGTATGTTGCGGCCCCATTCGACGGCGTTATTCGTCGGGCGAAGGTGATCACCAACGGTGAAGTTCAGACCACAATCGGCGCGATTCGAGTTCTTAAAGGCGGAACTCTCGTCACCGGCCTTTCCTTCAGCATTGACCAGTCCGGTCAGGGCGCGGGTGAGGTCTATCAGTCCGTAGCCACGGGGGCGAACACCGTCTCCGAGGGCGATGCGGTGCAGATCGCATGGGACAAGATGGGTGACGCCGAGATTAATGCGAATGAGGCTGACGCTTGCGTTATGATCGAGTTCGTACCGGCTTAACGACCTCCCTGTTGGCTTCCTCGCCAGCAAATGAGAGGGGTGGTTTTCTTGATTGGAGACTGCCCCTTTCTTTTGCCATATTTTGTGTGTTACAAGGGAATGCGGCACCATATCATGTGGCCCGCAGAAGGAAGTGCAGGGAATGCATACCAAACTTGGTTTTATCGGAGCGGGCAAACAGGCCCGCGAACATGCTCGGGCCGCTCAAGCTCTCGGTGCCGAGGTTATTCTCACCGCCGTCACCAGCAAGACCTCTGAAAACATCGAGGGGTTCCAATCGAAAGATGGCTTTCTCTACAACAATAACAGCACCAATGGCTGGGAGCTTCTCCTGAAGGAGGGCGATCTGGACGCCATCATCGTCGCCGTGCCGTGGGATGTGACGCCGGAGATATTTCAGGAGCTTCTCAACTGCCCATTGCCGATGTTGATCGAGAAGCCGGTCCTGCTGGGCCGCCAGAAGGTGCCGATCACCGAGCCGCATGCCAACAAGATCATCGGGTTCAACAGGCGGTTCTACGACACCGTAGGCCTCCTCAAGGCCCATGTCGCCCACCAGACCCTCAAGAGCGCGACCATAACCATCTCGGAACACATTCCGGCCATCGTCAACCGCCACAGCGAGAAGATCATCCCACACCTATGGGAGACACATTGCGCCCATATTCTCGATCTGATGACATTTATCTTCGGGCCGCTGGTGGTGAAGACCGCCCACCGATATACCGAGCCAGACTTCACCTCTGTGGCCGCCACGCTGGAGACGGTGGATGGCTGTCCGATCCATCTAACTGTCAACAACGACGATCCCAGCCCGGTCGGCATCCGCACCCGCTTCACCAACGGGGAGACGTGGGTGCTGTCGCCCATCGAACAACTCACCACCTTCAAGGGCGTCGAGGTCATCCCAGCCGACAGGGACAACCCGATCCGAAAGTACGTCGGGCGTACAGCTTCCACCTTCTGGGAGAAGAGTCCGCTCAAGCCCGGCGTCTACGAACAGATGGACGCCTTCCTCCACGGCCAGACATCGGAAGCCGCCACTATCGATGACTGCTTCCTTCTTCAAAAACTGATCAACGCATTGAGGGGCTGATGTTTCCGATACCAAGGATAGTGCGGGCAAAAGAAGTCTGGAAGCGGGTCTGTACCTTCAACGAGGAATGGGTCAATTCTTTGATTAAAATTGGGGAGGCCTCCGACAAAGAGATCGCGGGGGAGGTGGGGGATTATGGAGGCCGAGCTGGGAAAATAGCGTGGATGGATTTTGATATGTCCCGCGAAATATGGGACGAGATTGCCCTTCAGGTGGCCCAAGCCAATGACACCTTCTTCAATTATGACCTCGACGGTTTCTATGATAATTTCCAGTACGCCAACTATCTTGAGGGCGACCACTTCGACTGGCACATCGACCGTGCCGGATCGCCGGAACAGGCCCCTCGGAAACTCTCATTCACCATCAGCCTGTCGCATCCAGATGAATACACGGGAGGACACTTCGAGGTAATGTACGCACCCAAGCCGGATTTCATCGATTTAGCGTGTGGCGAGATGATCCTCTTCGACGCCATGATGTGCCACCGGGTAACCAAGATCACCAGAGGCTCCAGAAAAACTCTCGTCGGCTGGGCTTGTGGACCCGCGCTCAAATGACAGACCGCACCCGCCCCCCCGTCGCCCAGACATTCCTCGACCACCGCCTACGTCAGGAGGAGGTTCACGAGGGCAAGGCCAAGTGGAGCGATGATCCGATGGCCTCCCTGATCTCGGTTGAGGTCAACATCATAGATGGGTGCAACCGCACCTGTTCCTTCTGCCCTCATGCCAGCGAGGAGGTATATCCAAACCGCTACGACTGGAAAATGTCGCATCAGCTTGTCGTCATCCTCGCCCTCCAACTCCAGCAGATAAAGTATCAGGGCCGCATCTCCATGAGCGGTTACGGGGAGCCGATGCTCAACAAGGAGGTGGCCGGTCACATCTCCACCTTTCGACATTATTTGCCGAAGAATATCATCGAGATGAACACCAATGGTGATCCGCTTACGATCCCGAACATCCAGCGGGTGTTTGAGGCCGGGCTGACCCAGATGTACGTCAATCTTTACGACAACAAAGAACAGGCCGCCCACTTCATCAAGCTCTTCCGAGAAGCCGACTGCCACGATTTTGTCATGCGGCCCCATTTCGATGCCGAAGACGGCTACGGCCTGATTATCAATAACCGATCCGGCATCGTTAAGCCGAGGCAGGAGCCGCTGGAGAAGAGATGCCACTACCCCTTCTACAAGATGTTTGTGGACTGGAACGGCGATGTCCTGTTTTGCGCCAACGACTGGGGCCGCAACCTGATCATCGGCAACGTCCAGACCGATACGATTGAGAATATCTGGATGTCGGACAAGATGAAAGAAATCCGACTCAACCTCGCCAAGGGAGATCGCTCCATGCACCCCTGTTCCCAGTGCAACGTGGACGGGACGCTCCACGGCAAATTCTCATTCGATAAGCTGATGAAACACTATGGTCGAGATACCCCCTGAACTGCGTGACGACCGCCCGGCAATCGACGCCATAACGCCGACAGCCCTAGTGACCGGCATGGGCCAATCGCTGATGGACGATTTTGTGAGGGCGCGGAACAAGGTGATGAAGAATGAAGATCACCCGGCGATTATCGGCGTAAACCGCTCCTGCCAGTTTATCAAGACCCACATCAACTTCACCCTTGACCGGGACAACGCCTCCTACTGGCGGTCGGTGGCGATCCATCCCGAGGGCCAGTGGTACAGCGTTCAGCCGGACGCGACCAAGACCCACGAGGACTACCCGTGGATCGACGGCTGGTGGCCGAAGCTGGCGGGGTCTGGAAGCTCGGCATGGTTTGCGGCGAAGGCGGCCCTGATCATGGGATATGAGCGGGTGATCTTGTGCGGGGTGCCGCTGGAGCCGGGGCCGTATGCTGACGGCATCTACGCTCCGACGTTTCAGGATGCCGAGAAATTCCCCTCAACCATCAGGACGATGCGGGAGAAGATGCAACTGGATGAATGGACCCACGACGCCGTCTTCTCGATGTCCGGCTGGACAAAGGAGTTCTTCGGTGGCCCTTGATCAATGCCCAACCTGTGGTCGCGTCTCCGAGGACTGGTCCTCCAACCGCACCGACCAGAAAGGACAGGTGCGTAGGGATAACAAAGACCGGATGGTGGGGTACAGGAAATGGAGAAGGAAGTGGGACCGGACTTCCTACGTCAGCGACATCGATCAGATCGAGTGGCGGGTAGTCAACGGCGAGATCGTTCCAGTGGCCGTTCTTGAAATGACCCGCATGGACGGCGAGATGATGCCCCCAAAAGGCTACCTCGACGCCATCATCACCCGCTATACCAAGCGGGACGGCCAAGCAAAATCTATCTGTCATTTTGCCGAGCTTCTCGGCGTCGAGGCGATCATCGTTCTCTTCCAGCACAACCTCGAAAATTTCTGGCTTTACAACCTCTCAACTGGGACGGGGTGGTATCACCTGACCAAGAAGGGTTACCGGAGTTGGCTGGAGTTCAAGAAACCATGAAAACCGTTACGATCCTTGCTTCTCGGTGGCCCCTGAAACGATTTGAAATGTTTCGTGATGGGTTCTTGAAGCTCGGCTACACCGTCAATCACAAGCCGGTGATGGCCGATATGCTGGTGATCTGGAACCGATATCGGGAGGGTGGGAAACTGGCTGATGAATTTGAGGCCGAGATGAGCGGCGTCATTGTAGCCGAGAACGCCTACATCAGTCCCGACAGCGCGGGCCGGAAGTACACGGCGCTGTCCCGCACCGGCCACAACGGTTCCGGCTATACGCCTTATGCGGGGCCGGAGCGGTGGAATCGAATGGAAATGGATATCCACTCATGGCGCAAGACCGGCGACTGGATACTATTGTGCGGACAGCGCGGCCTCGGTGCGCCCGGCATGGCGATGCCAAAAAGCTTCATGGGAGAGGTGCGGGAGATGCTCCAGACAACAACGGGCCGCCACATTGAGATGCGCGATCCGCCAGCTCTGCACCAGAACCAGAGGCCGCTGAAGGAGTTGTGGCCGCTCCTCAGTGCCGTCGTCGTCTGGACATCCAATATGGCGACCGTGAGCCTTATCAACGGCGTCCCGGCTTATTACATGGGACCACATCACATTATGGCCGGGGCCGCGATCAATGGCGTCGATAAAGTCTTGGAGCCAACCTACCCAGATCGTGACGCCGCCTTCCGGCGGCTGGCGTGGGCGCAGTGGACAAGAGAGGAGATCGAGAGCGGGGAGGCGTTGAAGTGGCTCGGCTGTTAGTGGATATCTGGACGAGAACCGATACCCGATCCAAGGTGCTTGGGGCGGCGATGGCTCGTGGCATCAAGACCGTAGGAGATAGCCCGGTGATTTCGCCGACGCCGATTTACAGCCGCCCGGTTGGTGATGTTGCTCTCTTCTACGCCTTCAAGGGCCGGTGCAAGGAGATCATGGCCGACTACCTGAAGGCTAGGAAGCATGTGATCTACATCGACAGGGGCTACTTCGGTCACCGGCCTCCCGGCACCGATCACTACAACGGCTACCACCGCTTCGCCATCGATGGCCTCCACCCGACGCCGGACGATGTAATGAGGATGGGCCACAAGGTTGATCGGTGGAAGCACCATCGCATCGATCCACAGAAACGCTACAAGGGATCGCACATCCTGCTGGCGGGCATGTCGCCCAACCAAGCCCGCAAGGCCGGGCTGAAGGCCAACGAGTGGGAGATCAGGGCGGCCAAGGAATTGAGACGGGTCACCAAGCGGACGATCCTGTACCGGCCCAAACCGAGCTGGGATGGTGCGCCCAGTGTGCCGGGGTGCGTGGACGTAAGGGAGAAGACCCTCGGCCAGTGCCTGTGGGGATGCCATCTGACGGTCAGCCACCACAGCAATATTGCCATAGACGGCCTGATCGCCGGGGTGCCGGGCATGGTCACCGATGGGCCGTGCCAGAGCATCTGCCCAGAGGGGGGCCTAATCGAGAAGCCGATCTTTCCCGGCAAGACCTTCCTGACCCAGTTTCTTTCCGGCCTCTCATACTGGCAGTGGAACCGCGACGAGATGGTGGACGGCACCGCATGGAGATTTCTGAAGGAACAGATATGCATGCGCTGATCTATAAAGAACCGGGGGCGCGGTCGATGATGATCTGTGACGCCATGCGCGAGGGCATTGAGGCGATGGGCGACACCACCTCCACCGTCTTCGGATACCAGCACGATGGCCGAGCCTCTGCCGACGTTGCCGTCTTCTACGGCCTGAAGGATGGGAAGAGGACTATTTTCAATGATTACGTTAAGGCGGGGAAGCATGCGCTCTTTATTGATCTGGGCTACTGGGGCCGGAGGGAGAAGGGCAAGGCCCGTCAGGCCGAGTTCCACCGTTTTACCGTGGACAAGCGTCATCCCTTCGACAAGGTGATGATCAATCCCTGCCCCTCGGATCGGATCGACCGCCATGTGCCGGGATTGGAGCCGAGACGGCACGGCGATTTTATTATCCTTGCCGGAATGAGCCGGAAGTCGGCGCACTCCTACGATATGGGGTGGCTCCAGTGGGAGAAACACGCTCTTCAGGGCATCCGAAAATATACCGAAAGACCAGTGGTTTACAGGCCGAAGCCTGAACACAGAGGAACGGAGGGATTGGATGGAACAAGATATAGCCCACGCGAAGAACGGCTTGAAGGCCTACTTGCTGGCGCACACTGTGTCGTCACCCATCACTCGAATGTCTCGTGCGAGGCGGTGGTGGCGGGCGTCCCGGCCATCATTGATAGTGGCATTGGCTGGCCTGTTTGCGGCCATGATATTTCTGATATAGAAACCCCCTTCTTCCCCGATGACGGCCTCCGGCGTCAGTGGCTGAACAATGTCGGCTACTGGCAGTGGAACTGCATGGAGATGGCGAAGGGAGAGCCGTGGTTCTGGTTCAAGCACAACGGATTCTTCGCATGAGAGACATCGCCATCGTCGGACACGGCCAATCGCTGATCGGGAAAGACCTCGGCGGCTACATCGACAGCCATCTTGATGTCCTCCGCTTCGCCAAAGACCCAGCCGACGCCATCGTTGATATGACCGTGGATGACTTCGGGGAGCGTACCGACATCCTGATGTTTACAGAGACTGGCCGCAAACGCCTCGATCTTGATCCGAGGTCGATGATCAAAGACATAAACCTCTGGTGCTACGATAAGAACACTGGACCAGACTGGGAACTTCTGAAGAAGTATAGGATCATCAAGAGAGAAGATAGAGCCGGGCATTTCAGCCGGGGAACGGCGGCGGTGATTATGGCCCATCAGAATGGCTTCGATGAGATCAGCCTCTTCGGCTTCGACAACATCGTCAACCGGGACAACGAACACTATCTGTCCTGTTACCGTGACCTGAAGCTGACAAGGAAGTATCACGACTATGATGCCGAGGCCGATATTCTCGCTCTGGTCACCGCCGACTTCAATTTGGAAATATCATGCTTTCCAGAGACGTTGTAACTCTCCAGACCAAGCCGTTCAGCTACGGCTACATCGATGACATCCTCATCGAGCCGGGACTGCTCGACTACTTCCCGCCGGTCGAGGTGTTTAATAAGATGAAGGGTAAGGCCAGTGGTTACGGCCATGAGAAGTGGCACCTCAACCGGGGCAAGAAAGAGTTCCGGCCTTACCTCGGGCCGTTCCTCCCGTTCTTCAGATGGATCGCTGGAGACGGCTTCCGCGACTGGGGCCGGAGCGTCTTCGATGTCAGGGCCGATGATGGCAGGATGGAATTTTCCTCCCTTGTAACCAACGGCGGCTACCTGTTTCCCCACACCGACAGCGATGTGAAGGTGCTGTCCATCGTCATCTATCATTCCGGCGTCCCGGCTCCGACCGAGTTTGCGCCGAAGCAGGAGGGGCCGTGGACGCCAGTGCCTTGGAAGATCAACCGCGGCGTCTGGATGATTAAGAATGATGATAGCTGGCATCAGGTGCCGGTGTTCACTGGGCCGGAGGGGGAGTATAGAAACACCCTGACTTTAAACCTCGTCCAATCCAAGCGGAAACACAGGCAGAATGTCGGCGGCGAGGAGCGGCAGTTTAAAAAAAACCCGACGCGCAAGAAGGTGAAGAAGATCAACATCAAGCGGCACCCAGAGCTGTGGGAGGATGAGGGTGAGACATGAAGAGAAAGACCCGGTCACCGGCAAGACCATCAATTTCATCGTCGGCGAGGGTATCTCCAAGAAGCGGGCAACCTCAATGTGGAGAAAAGAGAAAGGCACAATCGCGTGGTTGAGGACAATGACTGAGCCGGAAGACATTCTCATCGATGTCGGAGCCAACGTCGGCGTTTATTCCCTCTTCGCCGCCGTGGTGATGGATTGCCGGGTGTGGGCATTGGAGCCTGAAAGCCAGAATTTCGCCCGATTAAACCAGAATATTCAGGCTAATCGAATGAGTGGTCAAATCTGGGCTTATCCCCTCGCCGCCTCGGACGAGACTGGACCGGCCCAGTTAAAGGTTGGCCGTCTGATCCTCGGCCACTCCGGTCACCAGATACACCGTCGCACAAAATCAAAGCCCGATCATTTGCAGGGATCGTGGGAAATCAGGATCGATGATCTGAATTTGAGGCCAACGCATATCAAGGTCGATGTCGATGGCGACGAGCCGAGAGTCATGGCGGGGATGGCAGAGACGTTGGAAAATCCACAGCTCCGCTCTGTACAGATTGAGATCAATCTCGAAAGCTCGGACCACATTGGCCTCGACGCTTTTTTGCGTGGCTACGATTTTCAAAAATACGAGGCAGAGACAACGCGAACCAAAGGGTTTGAGAATTGGAGGTGGCGGCGATGAGATGTATTTTTTATGTTGCCCATGAAAGCGACAGCACTATCAAGCCGAAGCACAAGATAGGTCGGGCCAAGGAGCGTGAGAAGAAACTCTTCGAGGCTCTTCGCAAGGGGGCGCTCCAGCACGGCGATACCATCGACATGATGCCATCCGGCGAGTTCGACGGCGTCCAACAGGATTGCGATCTCGCCATCGTCTTCGGTTGCAAGGGATCGTCCCGCCGGATCAGCGAGGCCTACCTGAAGCAGTCTAGGCAGATCATGTTTCTCGATAAGCCCCACTTCCGGCCCATCGGGCTGGGCGAGAAGGGAATGAAGAACCTATGGCGCTTGAGCGTGGACGGCTTCTATCCCCATCAATATTTCCGGTGCGGGCGGCCCTCGGATCGCTTCAATCGGTGGGGCATCAAGCTCTGCCCTTGGCGGGACGACAACAAAGAAGGCAAACACATTCTCGTCGCCGGTAGCTCCCAGAAGTTCCACGATTTCCATATGGTGCGTGGATCGGTCCATGACTATTACAAGGGCATTTTAAGGCGTCTCAATGATGGATGGAACGGCCCGATGGTTTACAGGCCGAAGCCGAGCTACGCTGTTCGACACTCGGATGAAATTAAGCCGATGACAGGAAAGTCCACCGCCCGTATGTCTAGCCCCCAAGACCGCATATGGAAAGAACTTGAGAATTGTTGGTGTCTGGTAACTTGGGGGTCCAACGCCGCCCTTGACGCCCTCATCTCCGGCGTTCCAATTCTGACGGTGGGCGACAGCATCGCAAAGACGATGTCTAAATGTGATGATTCCAACGAATTGACATGGCGGATCGATGACCCGTGGCATCCAACCGATTCCGAGCGGCACCAGTTCTTTTGTGATATTGCATACTGCCAGTTCACGCCCGACGAGATGAAGAGCGGAGAGGCGTGGGGGTTGATCCTCGAACAGACGCCAAAGGCCATGCTGACTGACCCGGCGTTTATCCAGTCTTCAGACAAGAACCGGCTTATCGAACAATACAAATTTCTCCACGCCAGAGGCAACTTTTTCAAAGGACTGTCTACCTGTAGCTGGCGCAAGGAGATAGGCGAGATGATACAGGCACACGCCTCCGAGACACTCCTCGACTACGGATGCGGGAAGGGAGAGCAGTACAAGTCGAAGCGAGAGCATACGTCTTGGACGGGGTGGCTGTCTGGGTTGCCGACCATGTACGATCCGGCGGTGCCGGAGTTCGAGAAGCCGCCACGGAAGGGGCAGAAATTCGATGGTGTTCTCTGCATCGACATGCTGGAGCATATCGAGGAGAAGGACTTGGACGACTTGATCGATCATGTCTTCTCCTACGCTCTCAAGTTCGCCTTCTTTGCCGTTCATACCGGCCCGGCGCGGAAGCATCTGCCGGATGGCAGGAATTGTCATTTGACAATCAGGGATCGCGGCTGGTGGCGAAAGAAGATCAACGCCAGAAATTTCGAGGGGGTGGATGTGCGGGTTTGTTCCTCTATGGAAGGCGAGAAATGAGCGAGGAGAATAAAGCCAAGGACTGGTACGATATCGCTAACTGGTGCGGTAAGCCTATCAGCGTTCTCGATATCGGTTGTGGCTCGGGCCTCATCCACAAACTCCTCGTTCCATCTCTGCGCCCTATCGAAGTTCACCTGATGGACGGTAACAGCAAGTGCCGTAGTCAGATGGGGTGGCACCCAGAAGGAACAAATCCGTGGAAAGACGTAACCCATGCAGTCAGGAAAGTGAAGATGCTGGGGATGTGTAAGGCCATTGGCTACACGGCCAACCCGAGATTGACCATTCCAGCCGACCTGATTATCAGTCTCAAAAGTTGGGGATTCCACTACCCGATACATACTTATATGGACTTGGTGAAGAGGAGCCTTAGACCGGGCGGCACGATCATTGTCGATTTGAGAAAGGGAGCCAACCAGATTGAGGAGATGGCGCAGTCATTCCATTTGGTGGAGTTGAATGTGGGCCGGAGTCGGAAGTGTTCCCGATCAGTGTGGGAACATAAAACATGAAGATTAGGATCATTGGGGGAGGCTGGTACGGGTGCCACATCGGATCAACCCTCAAAGCCCTCGGCTATGACATCACCATCTTCGAGAAAAGCGACAGCCTCTTCAGCGGGGCATCATCCAACAATCAGTCGCGGCTCCATCTAGGGTTTCACTATCCTCGGTGCGCCAAGACGCGGGCGGCGTCCCTTGTTGGTCACAAGCTTTTCCAAGAAGTTTATCCGCCACTTGTCACGCCGGTAAAATATAATATCTATGCCATCGCCGACACCAGCCTGATCGACTACCAATCCTATCTCAGCGTTCTCCGCGAGAGTGGATCGCCGTTCTTTGAAATCAATCCTGCCGCCCACCGCCTGACCAGCTTGGAGGGGGCGGTACAGTGTCCTGAAGGATTGATCCAGCAGGGCATGGCAAAGCGGATGTTCGAGAAGGTATTGAAGGACAATGCGGAACTGAATACCAACGTCCAGCCGGTATTCGGCGACGAGTGGGACTGGACGATTGATTGCACATTTGGTGCCTTCGGGTCCGAAGGGATTGCTTTATACGAGCCGTGTATCATGCATCTCTACGATGGCCCCGAGATGGCGATCACAGTCATGGATGGGCCATTCGCTTCCATCTACCCGTGGTGGGATGGTGGCGTTTCGCTGACGGCTGTCGAGTACACGCCGATAATGAAGACAGAGACGTATGAAGAGGCGGCAACCATTCTCAAAGAGCAATCTCTTGAGGAGATTGAAGAGAATAAAGCGGCGATGGAGAGTGTCATCAAAGGCTACGTCCCTTGGTTTAACGATACATGGAAGTGGAAGGGATGCGTCACCTCGATCAGAGGAGTGCCGCTAAGTCGGGCCGACAGCCGCCAGTGCATCGTGCGGAACGAAGGACGGTTCATTCAAGTACAGCCGGGCAAGATCGACGCGATCTTCTCGGCGGCGAGGAGAGTAAGGGAGATTATCGATGTTCAATCTGAGTAGCCTGAAGGCCGTGATCCTTGGCCTTAGTTTCAAGGATATGAGAGACTTTACGTTTTCGATACTGAGTGCATTTGAGGTTAGTGACCGCAAGGATGAGGACAAAGGTGACGAGATGTATATGATGCTGGCTGTCACCGAATGGGCCGAGAACTATGAGGGGGAACAAGGGGTTGTAAAATTCCCCGGTCCCGGCCCGGTTGAGGAGGAGCGACCGCTCGGCCCGCCGAAGCCGGTCAAGGAGGTGCATCTCGACATCCCGCCGGACACCGAATTTATGATCCTGACGGCCAAGGTTCCAAACGACATGGCCGAGGACTTCCAGCGGGAGCTTCCCGACTGGTCGCCGATCACATACGCCTGTGAGTTCGTAGGCAAGAAGGAAATGATGAACGTCGAGGAGTGGCACGGCTACGGTCGCCGCATCTGGGAGGCTTGGTTCACATGATCGCGGTAACGGGCTACAATACGACGATTGTCAAGGAGTTGAGCCAATTCCTTCCGAAGCAGGAGACGGTGGTCAGGCTTGGGGATCACAAGGAAGGAACATGTAACCGCTATCTTCTGGCCGCTGGCGTTCTCCACAACAAGAGGATCGTTGACCAAGCTGACAGCGAGGCACAGGAAAGCATGCGGGTGAATGCACTTGGCCCGATTAGATCGTGTGAGCTTATCTTGTTAAACAACCCCAAAGCCCGCATCTGCATCATCGGATCAAAGGCCGGTGAGGCGGGGAGCTACGATCAGGTCTACGCCGCCGCCAAGGCCGGGGTCCACAACTACGTCAGGAATGCCCGCATCACGGGGGACCAGCAGATCGTCTGCATCGCCCCGACCATCATCATGGACAGCGGGATGACCCAGCGCAGGAACGAGGACGGCATGAAAAGCCTCCGGCGGCGAGTGTCGGAACATCCCAAGGAACGGTTTCTGAAGGCGAAGGAGGTGGCCCGCCTCGTCTACTTTCTGCTATACCTCGATGAGGGCTATATCACCAATACTGTCATCGAAATGAAGGGGGGGCCGGGCTGGTGGTGACGATAGTCACAGGATGGTCGCCGAGCGGCTGGACCCAGTATGCCCAGCGGTTCATGCAGAGTGTCAGGGAAAACTGGCAAGACCCAGAGGTCCGGTGGGTGGCCTACGTCGAAGAGAACCGGCCCGAACTGGACTGGGTGGAACAGATCAACGTCACCCTCCTCTCCGATCTTATGAAGTTCCTTGCCGATTACGGTAACGATTCCTATGCCACAGGCAGAGTGCAGAAACCCGGTTTCGCATGGAAGGCCAAACTGGCGAATGCCGGATATAATTTCCGTTTTGATGCTGTCAAATTTGCCCGCATCCCCTTCTACATCCGGCATCAGGCCAAGCGGATCGGCCACGGGATCGTCGTCTGGATGGATGCCGACTGTGTAGTCTTCAAGGGGGTGCCGGAGGGATTTGTACCCAGCCTGTTACCGAAGAAGGCCTGTGTAGCCTATCTGGGCCGCACGGGAGGCTATCATTCAGAATGCGGTTTTACCGCCTTCAGGCTCCCAGAGGCCAAACGCCTGACCGAGGATTGGGCCGCCATGTATGAGAGCGATCTGGTCTTCACCCTGCGCGAATGGCACAACAGTTTTGTCTTTGACCATTGCCGTCAGATTTTGGAGAAGACCGGCATGAATTGCCATAACATGACGCCGAAGGGAAAGCGGCATTGTTGGGTCAGTTCTCCTCTGGGCGCATACATCGATCATCTGAAGGGCGACCGGAGGAAGGAGAAGGGCTTTAGCCCAGAGCGGCACATCCCAGAGAAACCCCGCAAATCTGAAATTATCAGACCCAATCCAACCCTCAGAATTGGAGACCGCAACAAATGATCCCAATTTACATCGGCTATGACATCGAAGAGCATGATGCTTACTGCGTGGCCCGACATACAATTCTCAAACATACCCCTAATGCAAGCGTCACTCCACTTGTCCAAGACGATCTGCGTCACATGGGATTGTATCGGCGATCATCTTATATTGATCCCGCTGGGGTCATTCGAGACAGCGAAGACGAAAGACCGTTCTCCACAGCCTTCACCTTCACCCGGTTTCTGGTTCCATTCCTGATGGCCCGGCGCGGCTGGGCGATCTTCATGGATTTGGACATGCTGGTCCGCGAGGACATGAACACGCTTTGGGAGATGAGAGACGACAAATACGCCCTGATGTGCGTCAAGAATTTCCAGAAGATCAAGTCGGGCGAGACAAAAATGATGGGTCAGGTTCAGGAGGGATATGACCGCAAAAACTGGTCGAGCTTGGTGCTGTGGAATTGCGGCCATCCAGATCATCGCAATCTGTCCCTCGATGATGTCAATACCAAGCCGGGCCGATGGCTCCATCATTTCGATTGGCTGACCAATACCAGCCCCCCAGAGGGGAATATCGGGAAGCTTCCAGAGGTGTGGAATTGGCTGGAGGGATACAGCTCAGACAAGTTAAATCCTGCCATTGTCCACTTCACCAGAGGGGGGCCGTGGTTTGAGGAATGGCAAAATGTTGCGTTTGCCGACGAGTGGAGGCACAATATGGCCGAAATCAATGAGGCCGACAGGGAGAGGTTGTAGCCATGAGCATGCGATATCAAGACCTTCACGTTAACGGCGAAGACTACGCCTATAAAACGTCCGACACCGTCGAGGAGGTGGAGACGCCGGGGTACTTCGATCAGGTATGGGAACACCTGTACCGGCTCGACTACATTCGGGTCACTGCCGACATCAACTCAGACCGGCCCTGCATGTGCTGGTTCAGGGTTGACCAGATCGACGGCAGGGAGGTGTACGTCACCATGATCGGTGACTGGCACAAGGGATCAGGCGCAGTACCAGATCGTGAACCAAAAGACCCAGACAAGCGGATCGATATCGTTGTTCGAGGCATTCGACAATACGTCAAGAAGCACCCCGATCTTCAGGATCGGGACTTCTACACCAACCAAGGCCTCCCTGACGCCCGGCTCCTCCAGCCTTTTACTGGATTTCCGGTTACGTCCAACGACAGGGATGCGGGCTGGGGTGTGATCCAGTCCGATCTCAAGGACATACGTCAATCGGAGGCCTGAAGGATGAAGAATGGCCTCAGAAACTGGGATTATCAATTCGGCCCTCCGTAAGATAGGCGCGGCCCGCATCACCACGCGGACTGATGGCAGTCGAAACGCAAACATCGCCAACGACCTATACGATGTAGTTCTCGAAAGCCTTCTTCGGAGCCATAACTGGAACTGGGCCAAGACCGAGGCTCAGTTGGGCCGCTCAACGACTGAACCCATTCTCAAAAGCGGCTTCAGATACATCTACATCAAACCTGCCGACTGGATCAGGACTATCGCCGCCTTCGACAACGATGCCGCTGTGGGCCGCGTTACCTATCAGCTCAAGGCGTCGGGCTTCTACACCGACGCGGAAGAGTTTTACATCGACTACGTCAGATTGGAGACAGACCCCAATCAGATGACGGCTGATTTCAGGGAGGCATTCGCCCAAGAGTTGGCGACGGAGATGTCCACCCCAATCAAGGCCGGAAAGGCGATCAGGGACAGATTGGAAAAGAGAGGAGGAGAAGACCTTGTGACGGCGAAGGGGTCCGATGCCATTGAGGATGACCCCGAGCAAATGCCTGAAGGCTCATGGGTTGACGACAGGCAGATGTAAATGGCGAACATCAACTTCTATCAGTCCCAGTTCAATGCCGGAGAACTCTCGGAGTTCATGCTGGGGCGCACCGATTTCAAGAAATATCAGAGTGGCCTTGCCGAGATG